GTTTTTGGAATTATATTTTTTATTCCTTGATACATACCTAAGTCGTATGTAGGTACATTACCATAGAAGCCTGGTCTTGATCTCATAGTTAATTCATTTAAATTCTGTTGTGAGTAATCTTTACCTGCTCCTCGTCTAGCTAACATGTTATCAATTCTCGCTTGTTTTTGTCGTGCTGCTCTAGCTGCTTCGTATTGTGCTTGTGTTTGTCCTGGCATAAATCCTGATGTATATCCTGTCATTAAATCAGATGGCTTATATCCAAGTTTAGATGCCAGAAAAGATAAAATTCCTACATAAGGAACTAAAGAGCCTAGTCCTAATTTACCTAAAACAGCGCCTGTTAGTTTATTTGTTGCATAACTTTTTGCTTGACTTTTTACCAGGTCTCCAAGAGTTTTTTGTTCTTTAGTGGTTTCTTCAGGCGCAAAAGATTTTCCTGCTATATTTTTAAATTGTTCTTTAAAAGCATCAACTTTTTTTCCAATTTGATAGTTCTGTCTTAAACTTTTATCTATTGTCATTATCTTCTTCCATCTGGTTGTATATCTAATCTAAACGTTCCTAGTTTCCAGTGTTGTTTAATACTAGTGTTGTCTACTTTTAAAGCTATCGCTCTTGCTCTAGCCCTTGTATCTATTTTATCTGTAGTTGTTGAAGATGTAAATGGACCTAATGAAGAACTAGCTTCTGAGTCTGTTGGATAATTTTTCAAATTCAAAGTCACTCTTGCATCTCCAGTTTGAGATAAAAAGTCTGGAAGTACTCTTCTAATTTTCATCATATATTCACCATCACCTCTTAGATCTGCTCCACCACCTTGTGTCATAGATATGTCAAAATCTCCAGATTGAATACTTGCAGAAATACCAGTTCTTGCTCCACCTTTAATTTGATCTTGTCCTGTTTCATGTTCATAGTAAATAGTAACACCATCCGTATTACCAACGGTTGAATCACTTGTAGCACTTGAATCATATTCAGTTCCATGTGGTTTACCAAATATAGATGAATCAAACCAAGATGATCTAGCTAATGAACTTGTAGTCCATACAGGTCGCTCTGGTGTTGAATCCATATAATTATAAGTTACTGATCTATTATTAGATGCAGCACCACTACCAGGATAGAACCAAGTCACTTCACCAAATAGGTTATTTAATCCTGCATAAATATGATTTTTAGGAACTGTGTTAATATCGTCAAAAACATAGTCTTCAACTAAACATGCTAAAGATTCTAATCTACCAGTGTATCTAAAGAAACCATTTTCTGACATCCAATAAGCTGATCCATCAACCTCAACGGCTGCATTCTTTCCAATCAATCCACAGTTCGTTCCAACTTGTTGAAATGAGAAAGTAAAAGGAGCACCCACAAATCTCATAATAAATAAAGATGTATCAGTCCAAACATAAATTGCATCACGACCTCTTATCGCTCCAACGATCCGTGTTCCATCGGCCAGTCTTTGTGTGCCTGCGGTATTGGTTGCTGAAGGTGCCCAAGAAGTTGAAGCATCAATTGATTCTTGGTCCGACCATCTAATATACATATCATCTTGAGTAGATGTTGTACCTATTGTTGTTTCTGTACCAAAACAAACTAAGTGTCTATCAGGTGTTGAAACTAGAGTTTGTATTGATGCAGTAGGACAATTAGCAATAATCGTTGCCCGAGTTGATGTAGCACCCGTTGCATCTGAATCCCATTCGAAAGTTGCACCATCAACGATAGTTGCAATCAATTTATTTCCATAATTGTCCAAGGACCAAAGTCCTGGAGCTGTAATAATATCACCTGTTTGTGATGCACCCCATTTTGTATATTCAGAAGCATCAGTTACTGTTGCTCCATCACTATGTGATGCAGCTGTAGTGTTATCTGATCCTCTAGTTAAACCTGATAAAGTTCCTGAACCAGTAGTATTTGAAGTATAAGCAATACGTTCATTATCTATTAAAACTGTTCCTGAAGCAGGGAAACCTGTTGAATCATCTAATACTATACTTGTTGAACCTGAAGTTAATGCTCCATCTAAAGTATCAAAAACTTCTCCAGCTACAGTACCACCCCATAAACCTAATCCCCAACCAGCAGCTGATGCCTCAGTTGCAGGACCAATTGAATAAAAATGCTGAACTCTTATTCCACCAGAAGTGCTTGCTCCTGATCCTGATTCAGCAGATCCCATTTCAATTGTTATTGTTGTTGAAGTTGGAACCGTTGTCACCATAAAATTTGTATCATCAAAATCACTAGAACTAAAATCAGAGTCAGTAATAGCTGTAAAATTATCTAAACGAATAATATCGTACTTAGAAATATTGTGAGCAGATGAAAAAGTTAATGTAACAGTTGCATCACTTTGTGTTGTAGTAAATGCATTCGTTAATGTTGTTGTAGCTTTAATAGGAGTGATGTCATAAAATGCTCCTCCAGAATATACATATAAAAATCTATTTGTACCAAGAGCTGCATATTTAATACCAGCTGCATTAACAAAATGATGTAGTGCTGTGTTTCTTCCAGTAAGAGTATTGTCTCCTAGTTGTGCCCAACCTCCTATTTTTTCAGGTGATTGATATCTAAATCTTACATAATCACCACTAACCCATTGGCCTTCGCCACCTGTCGCTGTGACTTGTTTATTAAATCCTGGTGCAAATCTTAATTTTTGTAACATAATTATCTCGCGTTTGCCGGTACTCCATTAGAATTTGCGAACGGTGCTTCTGCGAAAGCCATGTAGATTACTTTTTCTCCAGCAGTATTCAATATTGCAGAATCTTCTCTTATTTTAAAACCATTTGAAAGAATATCAGTTCTATCATCTGTTCCATCAGCAGCATTTGTATCTGGGTGTTGTTCATCATTATTTGGATTATAACCTAATCTTTTATTGTCATGTATTAACCAAGAAGCTGATCTAGCTGTATTTTTGTACATAATAAATGCCGGCCGGAATCCGGTGTAAATAAATATCCCGTCAGCATTTCCGTTGCCGGTATATGAGTCAAACTTGCTGTAACCTTGAATATTAGAGAACGAATACATAACATAATCAGTATCATCTTGATTAATTTCTCCATTATCTCCTAATGTAACTACACTTGAGGTTGGAGTTGTATCATTCCACCAATCAGTTCTATCAACTGGAGCATCTGGTTCGTTTAGTTTTATTGTATGAGTATTGCCTTTACCAACGTGATAACCCATCCAGTCACTAGAATTAGACGTTTCTTTAATAAGAACCCATTGTGGAACAGCACCTAAATGATGTGGTATTGTATGAGCAGAAGTTCCGTTTCCAATATATTTTACAATAGAAAATCCAGCAGTTGTTGAAACTGAATAAGAATATGCTTTTCCTGATCCTGATCCTGTTGTTGTACCAGAGCCAGTAGTTCCAGCTTTCCAGCACCAAGCTACAAAAGTGCTTGAACTTTTATTATTACCATTATCACTTCCAACTGTAAATCCATTGCTACCAAAAGCTGTTACAGCATTTGTATTTGTATTTTCTGCGGATGTACTTTCACCTTCTAACATTTTTGTAACACCTCTAACTGCATCACAAAAATTATGTGAATAGGTATCACTTCTACTTTTATTCCAAACTAAATCTGGTTGCATTTCTGTATCAGTATCATTAAAAGTTATTGCATGAGAACTTCCTGTTCCAGTATAAAGCTGAACTTTAAAATATGCTGATGGATCGTCTATTGTTGTATAAGCCATTATCCATACTCCGCTAAATTTTTAGTACATAATGCTTTAAAAGTTTTACTAGCACCATCT